GACAAGTATGCAACTACCAGTACAGACGGCGACTTTGCTCTAGGTGATATTTCTGGTGCCATTATTGTTGGCACAGGATTAAGCTGGACTGTTGGTCAAACAGCGGTTATTGCTCACGACGCCTTTAACTATGCCAACGTAACTGTTACAGCATACAACCCAACAACAGGTTTGTTCTCATTCAACGTAAACAATTACGCTGGTTCGGGTGTATATCCATGGGATATTAATTTACAAGGCGCAACTGGTACATCTGGTTACAGCGGTATCTCAGGTTTCTCTGGCGACTCTGGAATTTCTGGTTACAGTGGTTTCTCAGGCACATCAGGCTTCTCTGGTAAATCTGGTTATAGCGGTATCTCAGGCTTCTCCGGCGCGTCTGGTATCTCTGGCTTCTCAGGTACATCTGGATTCTCTGGTTACTCTGGCTCTGGTCTATCAGGCTTCTCTGGCTATTCTGGATCAGGCGTAAGCGGTTTCTCTGGATATTCAGGTTATAGCGGTTCTGGTATCTCTGGTTACAGCGGTGAATCTGGTTACAGTGGTTCTGGTATCTCTGGCTTCTCAGGTTACTCTGGTGAAGTAGGTACTTCTGGTTACAGCGGTGACTCTGGCTTCTCAGGCTTCTCTGGTGACTCTGGTATTTCTGGCTACAGTGGCTTCTCTGGTGAGTCAGGCTTCTCTGGTGCATCTGGTATCTCTGGCTACAGCGGTCGATCTGGCTTCTCAGGCGCATCTGGAATTTCTGGTTACAGTGGCTTCTCAGGTTTCTCTGGCGACTCTGGTATCAGCGGTTTCTCTGGTGAATCAGGATTCTCTGGTTACAGCGGCTCTGGTATCTCAGGTTTCTCAGGCTACTCTGGTTCTGGTGTAAGTGGTTTCTCTGGCTACAGTGGCTATAGTGGATCTGGTATCAGTGGTTACAGCGGTCAATCTGGTTACAGCGGTTCTGGTATTTCTGGTTTCTCTGGTTATTCTGGACAATCTGGTATCTCAGGTTACAGCGGTTTCTCTGGTGACTCAGGTTTCTCTGGTGACAGCGGTATTTCTGGTTACAGTGGTTTCTCTGGTGATTCTGGTTTCTCAGGTATCTCAGGCTTCTCTGGTTACAGTGGTCGTTCTGGCTTCTCTGGAGCATCCGGTATCTCTGGCTACAGCGGTTTCTCAGGTGACTCTGGATTCTCAGGTGACTCTGGTATCTCAGGTTTCTCAGGTGACTCTGGCTTCTCCGGTTACTCTGGCTCAGGTATTTCTGGCTTCTCTGGCTACTCAGGTTCTGGTATCTCTGGCTTCTCTGGTTACAGCGGTTACAGTGGATCTGGTATCTCTGGTTACAGCGGTATCTCTGGTTACTCTGGCTCTGGTTTATCAGGCTTCTCTGGCTACTCAGGTATGTCTGGTATCTCTGGATACAGCGGTTTCTCAGGCGACTCAGGTTTCTCAGGTTTCTCTGGTGATTCAGGTATCTCTGGTTACAGCGGTGACTCTGGCTTCTCAGGTATCTCTGGTTTCTCTGGTCGCTCTGGCTTCTCTGGTGCATCTGGTATCTCTGGCTTCTCTGGTATCTCTGGTTACAGCGGTTTCTCTGGCGCGTCAGGTATCTCCGGTCAAGATGGTGACTCAGGCTTCTCAGGCTACAGTGGTTACAGCGGATCTGGTGTCTCAGGTTTCTCTGGCTACAGTGGTTCTGGTATAAGCGGCTTCTCTGGTACTTCTGGTTACAGCGGTTCTGGTGTAAGTGGCTACAGTGGCTTCTCTGGCTATAGTGGATCTGGTTTGTCAGGTTTCTCTGGTTACAGTGGCTCTGGTATCAGCGGTTACAGTGGCTTCTCAGGTGCATCTGGTATCTCTGGTTACTCTGGTGTATCAGGTTACAGTGGCTTCTCAGGTATATCTGGTTTCTCTGGCGCATCTGGTATCTCCGGCTACAGTGGCTTCTCTGGAATTTCTGGCGCGTCTGGTATCTCAGGCTACAGTGGCTTCTCAGGTATCTCTGGTTACAGTGGCTTCTCAGGTATCTCTGGATACAGTGGAGCGTCTGGTATCAGCGGCTTCTCAGGCTACAGTGGTTCTGGTATCAGTGGCTTCTCTGGTTACAGTGGCTCTGGTATCTCAGGCTTCTCAGGTTACAGCGGATACAGCGGTTCTGGTATTAGCGGTTACAGCGGCTTCTCAGGTATTTCTGGTTACAGCGGATTTGGTATCAGCGGTTTCTCAGGCGCATCTGGAATCTCTGGCTACAGTGGCACCAGCGGTTACTCTGGAACCAACGGTACTAACGGTACATCCGGCTTCTCTGGCTTCTCAGGTATCTCTGGCTACAGTGGTACATCTGGTTACAGCGGCTCTGGTTTATCAGGCTTCTCTGGCTACTCAGGCAGCGGTATCTCAGGTTTCTCTGGCTACAGTGGTTACTCTGGCTCAGGTATCTCTGGTTACAGCGGCTTCTCTGGTTACAGTGGTTCTGGATTGTCTGGCTTCTCCGGTTACAGCGGTTCTGGTGTATCTGGTTTCTCAGGCGCGTCAGGTATCTCTGGTTACAGCGGTGTCGCTCCAACCACAGTATCGGTAAGCAACACCACAGCAGCAACAACCTACCCAACGTTGGTGACAGGATTGACAGGTAGTCAGTCGGTATACACCAACTCTGGATTAGTATTTAACGCAACCAACGGTGCAATTACGAGCGGTATCAAAGGCGGTACGTTCTAAGTAGTTGTGCTATAATTAGGAGGTTTGTATAAACCTCTAAAGGAAAACATGAAATATAGCATCGTTATACCAACATATAACAATTGTGAGAAGTATTTAAAACCTTGTATTGAGTCGATTATCAAGTACACCGATATGACCAACGTAGAGTTGGTTGTATCGGCAAACGGATGTGTTGACAACACCAAAGCCTATTTGGATTACTTACAAACTGCTATACCTAATTTGGTGGTAGTTTGGAGCAACGAGGCGCTAGGCTTCCCAAAAGCCGTTAACAATGGCATTCGGGTGTGCAAGGGTGAAAAGATTGTATTGTTAAACAACGATACGGTGCTGTTAGAACAGCCAAAAAATAAATGGCTAGAGCGTTTAGATGTAGCTGATATTGCTGGTGTATTGACACAGTATTCAGACATTACAAAACGCAAGTTTATTGTGTTTTTCTGTGTGATGATTGATGTTAAAGTATTTCAAAAAATTGGATTACTAAACACAGAATACGGCACTGGCGGATGCGATGATATTGAGTTTTGCATGTTGGCACAAGATGCTGGTTTTGAATTGGTAGATGTGGGTTACAAAGGTGACTTTCCGATTTGGCATGAAGCAGAAGGCACCATGCACGATGAAAGCCTAATTCAAAAGTGGAAAGAAAAGTTTTTGCTAAACGAGTTGCGTTTGGCTAAGAAGTACAACAGAGATTGGTATTACTGGCGCCTGTCAAACAACTACGAGCGAGCCGTTTTTCTAAAGGGTGACGAGGTTTTTCCAAGAGAAACACAGCGCTATGAGTGGGCAGCACGTAATATTTTTGGCAACAAGCTGTTAGAAATTGGTTGTTCTACCGGTTATGGTACACAGTTTTTTGCACCACGCATTCAGTATTTAGGTTTGGATTATGACCCGATTATTGTTGATGTGGCGCGTGATCAGAAGTGGGGTGATAACTGTCAGTTTGATTAGGCAGATATTAACAGCTACGAGTTGGAGCATTACGACACTATTTTGGCGTTTGAAGTGATTGAGCACCTTGACAATGGTTTAGAAGTTGTTGAAAAGCTCAAGAAGCACTGCAGGCGTTTGTTGATTACGGTGCCACACAACGAGCCAAAAGGCTTTTGGGGTGAACACCATAGGTTGCATGGATTAAACGAGAGTCATTTCCCTGGCTTTCAGTTTACTTACATCAGCCACAACGGCAACATTTCACACGACATGGTGCCAGTAAGCAACGACAACATTAGCAACTTGATGATCTGCAGGTGGGACAATGAGTAAGGTTCTATGCTCGGTAGCAACAAGAGGGCGCTACCATACAACCTTGCCCTTGGTATTAAACGCTATTATTAATCAGACCAAGCCAGTGGATCGGCTGATTATATTTGATGATAATGACGAACCGCAAGACATGCGAAAAGAGATGATTTATTCGTACTTTTTTCAGATGTTAGATTTAAAGGCAATTAAGTGGGAATGGCGGTATGCTGGCAAAAAAGGCCAACATCACATTCACCAACAAGCCAATGACATTGCAGTAAACGAGGGTTACGAGTGGGTGTGGCGTTGTGATGATGATGCTATCCCCGAGCCTAATGTGTTAAGAAGTTTATACTTACATGCACTTAGTAACGTTGGAGCAATTGGAGGGGCGGTTTTAACACCGCCAAATATATTTGAAAATGTTAACTCAACTGGTAAAATTGATCACATTGATAGTGAGCCCAATATCCAATGGAGCCCTATTCCAATGGTTAGGGAAGTTGAACATTTACACTGCACTTTTTTATACCGTGCTGGTGTGCACAACTTTAATACTGGTCTTTCACGGGTAGCACATCGGGAAGAAACGCTGTTTACATACGGCTTGCATCAAAAAGGTTATAAGGTTTTAGCAGTGCCAAACGCAACAACGTGGCACATGAAGAACCCGCAAGGTGGTATTCGTAGCGAGACTAACGCCGAGTTGTATACGCACGATGAGCAGATTTTTAGAAACTACTTGGCTTGTCGTGATAAGACGATAGTGGTTTTAAATTGCGGTATGGGCGATCACATTGTGTTTAGCCACATATTGCCGCAGTTAAAAGACCCGATGGTGTTTACTTGCTACCCAGATATTATTCCTGGCAAGTCGATTGGTGAAGCAAAACAGTTGTTTGGTGACATTGACAACTGGAGCATCTATAAATGGATGGCGCATCGCAAGTGGACTGATAGTTTGGAAGATGCGTTTCGGGGGATGTACTTATGATTATCATAGCCCCATTTGCGCAAAAGTTAAGAACGGGCGCGTTAAACCCGAAGAACTATCCGCTAACGTATTGGAAACAGCTTGTTGAAATGATTGACGAGCCAATTATCCAAGTTGGCGTTGAAGGTGAAGAACAACTGGTAGATAACTTTGTGAAGAACATGAGTTTGCCAAGGTTGCGTGAGATGTTGCAAGAATGCCGTACTTGGATTGGTGTTGATAGTTTCTTTCAGCATCTTGCATGGGACGAAGGCAAACAAGGCATAGTATTGTGGGGGCCATCTGATCCGTTGATCTTTGGACACCATGAGAACATTAATTTATTAAAAGACCGATCACACTTGGTGCCAAACCAATTTATCTGGTGGGAAGCAACACCCCACAGCAACGATCGGTTTGTTGAACCACAAATAGTATTAGAACATTTACGGAAATAAAACATGGCACAATCCGGATACACACCGATTTCGTTTTACTACAGTACCACTGCAGCGGCTCAACCTACTGCTGGTAACTTAGTAAACGGCGAAATTGCGATCAATACCGCCGACGGGGTGATCTACTACAAAAACACAGGCGGCACAGTGGTGCCTCTGTCTTTTGGTTCTGCTGCTGTCTCTTGGCAGTCTGTACAAGCTTCTAACTTCGCAGCAAGTGCTGGTAAGGGCTATCCAGTTAACACCACATCTGCTGGCGTTACGGCTACTCTACCAGCTTCCCCAACCGCTGGTCAGGCTGTTGGGTTTGTGGATTATGCTGGTACTTTTGCTACATATAATTTAACAATTAATCCAAATGGTAGCAAGATATTGGGTGCTACTGGTAACGTGATTGTAACGACTAATAGAGAATCTTTGTTGTTTGTCTATGTTGACTCTACCAAAGGCTGGTTGCCTTACGCTGGTTTCTTGGGCAGCAACCCAGCACCCGCAACCTACACAGCAAGTTACTTAATTGTTGCTGGTGGTGCTAGTGGTGGATCTAGGGTTAATCGTGGTGGCGGTGGCGGTGGCGCTGGCGGTTTGTTAACCGGAACAGCATCTTTAACCCCAGGGTCGGTTTATACTGTAACTGTCGGTGGAGGCGGAGCTTCTGTAAACGCAGGAACTACAGGAAACCCCGGTAACAATTCATCTTTAACTGGTCAAACAACCGCATTAGGTGGCGGATATGGTGGATTTAGTTCTGGTGGTAGTGGTGGATCAGGTGGCGGCGGTTCTGGTAACATTGATCCTGGTGGCACTGGCACAGTTGGTCAAGGAAATAATGGTGGCACGGGTTCTAGTAATGCAGGTCCTACTTTTGGTGGTGGCGGCGGAGGTGGTGCTAGTGCTGTTGGTTCTGATGGGACAAGTGGTGCAGGTGGTAATGGTGGCGCAGGAACTGCATCCTCCATCACTGGATCATCTGTAACATATGCTGGTGGCGGTGGTGGTGCTGGTGGCTATGATCCAAATAGAACTGGTGGAGGCGGTCCTGGTGGTAGTGGAGGTTCTGGTGGTGGTGGCGCAGGTGGTGCAGCAGGTGCTTCTTCTGGTTCAAATGGAACTACTAACACAGGTGGTGGTGGCGGTGGTGCAGATAATTCTACCACTGGCGCTGGCGGATCAGGCGTAGTCATTATATCTGTACCAACAGCCAACTACTCAGGCACTACAACTGGATCACCTACCGTGACCACAAGCGGATCGAACACGATCATCAAATTCACAGCATCTGGCTCCTATACTGCTTAATTAACGGAATATACTTATATGGCACAAAGCGGTTACACACCCATTTCGTTG